TCATGCCGATATGGCCTGCGCGATGGTTTTCACCACCATCAGCTCATTGCCACGCGTATCAATCACCTTCACCGCGACCTTCGTCTCCGGCGTCGCCTCGAACGGCGCGCTGATGGTTCCGTTGAGGTGATCCCACACCGATTCTTCGTGCGTCGCATGCAGCGCCCGCTTGAGGTTATCCCACGCACCGGTCTTCGGAAAGAACGCCTGCGTCACGTGAAACGACAGCTCGTTATAGCCGCTGTCGAGGAACCACGCGGGGACGTCCTTCCCTTCGACCGACTCGGCGTCCATTGTCGAAGGATTGAAGGTGTCGAGGCCGAGAAGCGAGACGACATAGCGCTCGGGGTCCGACTTATCGCGCCGCTTGGCTTTCGCGATACTGATCTCGGGCAGCCCGCAGACGCTGAAGATCTGACTCGACCGCATCGTCTTGAGCAGGTCGCCCATCAGAATGTCCGGAGTCGCGGCCACATACGTCGCGGCGATGCCAATGGTGTTTTCCGAAGTCTCGATCATCTCGCGCGCGGTCGGTTGAACGGCGAATCCGATAACGATGAGGTGGGCATAGTTGCGTGCGTTCGCTTCCTTGGCCGCATTCAAGACCAGCGTCTCGCTCACTGCACCGTTCTCCGGTCCAAAGACAATAGCGACGGCCTTGCCGGAGAGCCGCAGTGTGTCGCCGCGCTTTTCTTCAGCTTCGTCTATTACGTCGCTCAGCGATGCGCCGGGGAGTGCGCCCGCGTCCACTATCGCCTCGGCTGACAGGGACATTGATTTCGCAGGCGGCCGGATATTGCGGAGTTCCACGGTGCGGCCAGCAGCGAGCTGGAGCTTGGGGTTGCGGCGCAGCACCTCGAGCATCCGGTCAACGAACGACGCGTAGGATTCCGCCGGTTCGGCGCCCGAGTCCTCGATGCCGTCACCTTCGTAGTCCACCGGAGTTGGAATCGTGGCTTCGACGGCGAATGGGCCCGAGACGCGGGTGATCGGGTACTCGATCTCAGGATTCTCGCGCACGATCAAGTCTGTCGGAGGCGACTCTCCTGCGATGCTACTGAGCGTATGCTGTTGGATAATTCCGAACCCATCGGCCTTCGCGTTGCCTGAGGAATCGCTGGGCAAGTAGACGAAGCCACCGGCGGGGCCACGGGAAGAATCTTGAAGCCGATACCATGGAAAGGTGCCTACGAGGAGCCGCTGCCTCGTCAGTGCGAGCGGAACGCGGCTGGCATCACAAGTTATCCAGCGGCGGCCCCACGCCTCCGCCACGTAGGCAGTGGTCCCTCCGCCACAGGTCGGATCGAGAACCAAGTCCCCGGGCTCAGTAGACATAAGCAAACATCGCTGGACAGCCTTTTCACTTGTCTGGACCACGTAAACCTGATCGTCTGTAAAGCTACCGGTTCCAGTATCGGTCCAAACGTTGCCGAGTTCTGTAACCGGCATGTCCCTCAAATCCATCACAGCGTTAATAGAGCGTCCGGTGCTGTAAATACGCCCCAAGCGAACTAGCTGCCGAAGCGCGTCAATTCTCAAAGACCATTGCCGATTTGGACCGGGCATATAGTCCCGCCCTTCAAACCCGAATGCGACGGTTCGGGTCTCACTGAAATGTTGTGATGTGAGTGGGAACCCGCGCCGGCATATCGTCCAACCCGCGGGAACACGGCTCGGATCTGCAATTTCCTCTGGGGTTAGCTTTCGCGTCGCCGTGCTGCCAATCTCCCGCGCATATACATATTGTTTGGCGCCGACCGAACCGGGTCTTTTGTGCCCGTATAGCGCCTTGTGTTTTAGTTCGGGTCGGTTCTTTGCGTACCAGAGGATATAGTCCGCTGTATTTGGCAGTCCCTCGGTCTCCTCTGAGCTCGTCTTCTGGAATACGATGGTGTTGACGGAGTTTTCCTCTCCAAATACCTCATCCATCACCTCGCGCACATGATGTAGATTCGCATCCGAAATCTGCACGAATATGCTCCCGCTCGGCGTCAGTAGTTCCCTCGCCACAAGCAGCCGGTCGCGGAGGTACGTCAGATACGAGTGCAGGCCGAGCTCCCAAGTGTCGCGATACGCCTGAACCATCTCCGGCTCGCGCGTCATGTCCGCGTCGTCGTTGTGCTTCACGTCACGCTTCCGCACAAACGGCTGGAAGTTCGACCCGAACTTCACGCCGTATGGCGGGTCTATGTAGATCATCTGCACCTGGCCGCCCATTCCCTCATACTCGAGCAGCGAATTCATCACCACCATCGAATCGCCGAGTATGAGGCGGTTAACCCAGCGGTCTTTGTGCTCGTAGGCTCGGAGCATCTGGTCGGCGATCGAGCGCTCGGGATCACCGAACAAGTTCAGCGATTCCTGCTTGTTTCGCTCGTGACTCTTGAGCGTCTCGAGAATCGCCTCCGTCGAGAGGCGCTCGTGAACAAACAGTGGCAGGGTAGGGACATCGAACGACAGCCGCTCTGCTTTTCCGGACCAGTCGAGGAATGGCCGCGACATGCGCGCCAGCTCCTCCGCGGCTGCCTTCGCCGCGTCAATGGTCTTCGCGTCAAGAATCCGCCGGATCAGATCTTCGCCGTGCTCGCGGGCGGGGTTCGTCCCGTCCCAGTCGAGGGCGGGGGCGAGGGACGAATCGTACTTGTACTTCTTTGCCGGCTTCTTCTTTCTGAATCCGGCCTGTGTGCCGATGTCAGGCCGGTTCGCGATTTCCGCTTCAGGGTGGTCGTAGCTCTCGGCGCGGGGATCAGCTCGAGCAGCACGCCGTCCGGCTGGGGCACCCTTTCTTCCGGAACCCCCGCTACGGGTTCTTGTCTTCTTACGGGATGAAGAACCGGACGATTTTTTCGGCATAGAGATGATTGCGAGATGGCGCTGTGACTCTTACGGAACCAACTGGCGCTCGACTGAGAGCGACTGAAAACATTACGCCTGTAGGGGACATCCGGCTATCCCGAGAATCAATCCTTTGCCTCATAAGGACCTGAAGTGATTATGAAACTGACCCGCCTTATCTGAAAAACCTCGGTTGCAACGGAGTACAGTCCAGCCATATCGCTTGGGTCAGCGCGTTTCTCATCCTTGATCCATGCGGGGCGGGAGCCACGGCTCTCGGATCCACGCACCCGCGCTCGCGTCGTAAGGAAGGCCGAGAGCGCGCACGCTCACAATCCCCCCCCAGTCCTCGGACGGCACCGTACTCTCTCGGTCGACGAAGGCGAGGCGCACCGCACCGCGCCGTGCGCCGTCCGCGTCCACGTACTCGAAGTACTCGCCGACGGCGGGGCGGTCGCGAGGCTCGACGCGTTTGGCGCCGCCGGCATCGCGGACGACTTGGCTGTCGCAATCGCGCACGACACGCATCATTCGGATGACCGCGCGCTCCCCCGGGTGCACCTCATCGACCCGCATCTCCTCATGGCAGACCTCCGGCACGAAGTCGGGCAAGTCTAGTTCCGATCGCAACGCGCGCTCGACGAAGCGCGCCAGCTGCCGCGGACCCATGCGGCGCCAGTTCCGTCCGCGAAGCGGCGCGAGCGAGCGAGCGATTACGCCGGCGACCCACAGGTCCAGCCAAGTCCGGTCGGCGTCACGCTTAGGGTCGTCGCCGCGCAAGAGCTTCGAGCGCAGCTGCTCGAGGAGCCGCTCGGACTTTTCCGATTGGCCCGCCTCGCGGAAGCGCGCCATCAGCGCCACAAATTCCATGTGCGCGGCGTGGTCGCAGAGACGGACTCCGGGATCCGTAATGATGCCGGCATGGCGCTCCTCGTCAGTCGGCGGTTGGGCCGTGAGCTCAAGATCACCGAGGGCCGATACCAGCTCGACCAGCGTCGCTTCGGGACTCTGGAAGGCTTCCTCCAAGTCGTCCCTCCGCTTGGGCAGTACCCACGTGCGAAGCTTGCCGAGCGTGCCGCTACGAACGGCGCGAGCCGTCCCGCGGCGGAGCCTCGACAGGGTGGGTGCGGAGATGCGCGAGCGCTGAGCCGCCCCGCGCAGCTTCCCGCCGTGGTTGCGCTGGATGGTCTCCTCGACCGCTCCGGCGATCAGACGCGGTCGGTGAATCGTGTGCTCCTTGCCGGCGCCCAGCCGTTTCATATCCCCCCCTTAAATGGCGGCTGTGCTTGAAAATGAAAGTGGGTCAGATTGCCCACTGTGAAAATAAAACAACCCACAGTCCGCAGGAGGTCGCGGTTACGTGGGACAGGCTCGCGCCGTTCGTTGACGTTGTGCGCGCGAACGGGGGCGATTACGCGCGCGCCAGCCAACTAAACCCAAGCCCGGCCGCCATGCCGACAAAGGTCCTCACGATCGAGCAGGTCGCTCCAGACAAACTAAGCCCGGCCGCCTACAATCCGCGGAAGATGTCGGATACCGCGCGTGCGGCCCTACGTCGCGGCATAGAGGCATTCGGGCTCGTTGACCCCATCATTGCCCGCCGCTCGGATAATCTCGTAATAGGCGGGCACCAGCGGCTAACAGCGGCCAAGGAAATGGGCCTCGCCACGGTTCCGGTCGTTTACCTCGATGACCTCGACGACCAGAAGGCGGCGGCGCTAAACGTTCTTCTCAACAACCCGAGCGCGCAGGGCGAATGGGACTTCGGACTCCTGTCGGGCCTGCTCTCGGAACTGGACGCCAGCGGCTTCGACGCCACGCTGACCGGATTCGATGATAAGCAGCTCGAAGATCTGCTGGCGTGGACGCCCGATCCCGGCGAGCCGGTGGAGGAGGGCGACGTTGACCTGACGCCGCCCAAGGAACCGGAGTCGAAGCTGGGCGAAGTGTACGAGCTCGGTCGGCATCGGGTTATGTGCGGGGATTCGACTGATGAGGCGCAGGTCGCAACACTCGCGGGGGAAGGCACGGCTGAATGTCTCTGGACTGACCCGCCTTACGGCGTCTCGTATGTCGGGAAAACGAAAGACGCGCTGACCATCGAAAACGACGGCGCCGACGGTCTCGAAGAGTTGCTCGCTCGGGCGTTCGCCGCCGCCGATTCCGCGATGGCTCCCGGCGCCCGAGTGTATTGTGCGGCCCCAGCGGGGCCGCGCAATCTGGCGTTCAGGATTGCGATGCTGGGCGTTGGCTGGAAGCTCCACCAAGAACTGGTTTGGGTAAAGAATGCGATGGTACTCGGCCACGCCGATTACCACTACCGCCACGAACCTATTCTCTACGGCTACAAGCCGGGGCCGGGCCGAGTGGGGCGCGGAAAGCACGAGGGCACAAAGTGGTACGGCGACCACAGCCAGACCTCGGTGCTCGAATTCGACAAGCCATCGCGGAGTGCTGAGCATCCGACGATGAAACCGCTAGGCCTTATTCGACGCTGTCTCCTCAATTCCACGAAGCCCGGCGACAAGGTGCTCGATGTCTTCGGTGGCTCGGGCTCCACGCTCATCGCCTGCGAGCAGACGAACCGCACCGCGTACCTGATGGAGATAGACGCCCGATACTGCGACGTCATCCTCCGGCGATACGAAGCGTTCGTCGCGCAGAAGCAGGCGGTTGCGTAGATGGGCCGCCCGCGCAAGTCGATCGACCCCGAGCAGGTCAGGAAGCTCGCCGCCATCAACTGCTCCTATGCCGAGATAGCGTCGATAGTCGGCTGTAATTCCTCGACGTTGACGCGCCGATATGCTCAAGCCATAGAAAAGGGGCGGCATGAAGGCATCGCCTCCGTCAAGCGTAAACAATTCGAGCTCGCCATGGCGGGAAACGTCACGATGCTGATCTGGGTCGGCAAGCAGATAGCTGGCCAGTCAGACAAGCAGGAAATCGCACACGCCGGGACGATCGAGCAAATCATCATCGAAGCCTCAGCAGAAAAGCTATGACCGCGGTGGCGATTGAGCGATCAGCACCAACACCTGTCCGCGCTCTCGCCGTGTCTCGCATCGCCGAGCTGCGGCGCGACTACGCGCGCTGGGCGCCGCTCTGCTACACGATTCGCGACAAGCAGGGCCGTCTTCGTCCGCTCGCTCTGAATAGCATTCAGTCGGCGATCGGACTCGCGGAACGCGAGCAGCTACACGCGACGGGGCGAGTACGGCTTTTCATCCTCAAGGCGCGACAGGGTGGCGTGAGCACCGATCAGCAGGGCCGGAACCTTCACCAGATTTGGAGCGAGCCCAACTTCGACGCGCTGACGCTCGCGCACACGACTGGCGACACCGACAAGCTGTTTGGCATCACGCAACGGGCCATCGAGCATTTTCCCCACCCGTTGCTCCCAGCACTCGGCGAGCGATCGACGAAAGAGGTCTCCTTCCCCGGACTCGACACGCATTTCTTCACCGGCACGGCCGGCGCCAAGCGCACCGGCCGCGGTCTCACCTTGAAGCGCTTCCACGGCTCCGAGTTCGCGTTCTGGGATGATCCCGAGGGCACGCTCGGAGCCATCACGCCGGGGCTCGTACCCGAGGGAAGTATCGCGGTCCTCGAAACGACCGCCTCGGGATTCGATTCGCCCGCCCACAACTTCTGGCGCGAGGCCGAGGCGCGCGGATACCGCCCGATCTTCTTTCCCTGGTGGGAGTGCGACCGCGACAACTATCGCCGGTCGCTCGAAGCGCTGGACGAGTTGGGCGAGTTGTCAGGCGAGGAGCAGGAGATGCAACGCGCGCACGGATTAGACTTGGAACAAATCAAATGGCGCCGCCAGCAAATCTCTGAGTTGACTCGCGGGACGTTCCTCACCGAATACGCCGAGGACGCTGAGACCTGCTGGGCCGCGGTCGGCGGAATGTTCTACGACGCCGAGATGCTGAAGGCGCTAGTGCTGCGCGCGCCGGTTCCCACGTCCACGGAGATGAACGGGTCGCTCGAGCTCTACGGCGAGCGGGACGATGACCGGGTAATCATCGGCTCAGACACCGCGGAAGGTGTTGGTGCCGATCGTTCGACGTGGACGGCGCGGGCGTTCAAGGACTGGCGGCTGCTCGCCGCCTACCAGGACGCGCGGGTCGAGCCCAAAGAGCTGGCTTCGATCCTCAACACATGGGGCCGTCGTTTCGATTGCGCGCTACTCGTAGTTGAGAAAAACGCACATGGAATCACGGTGCTCCGGCATTTGCGCGACGATCACCAATACCCGATCGACCGCATCTACCACCGCTCGACGCTCGATCAGCACCAGATGCAGATGATGGCACGCATCGGGTGGGCAACCACTGGCGAGTCTAAACCGCTACTCCTGGACGCTGGCCGCGAGCTATTGGCCGCCGCCTCCCAAGGATTTGCCGACGTGCCATCACGACACGCGCTGCGCGATGCATTCGGCGTTCGACGCGGGATTGACGGGAAGGTCGACCTGAACGGGAAGGATATGCTCGTCTCGGAAATGCTCTCATGGATCGGCCGGAGCGCGCCGTGCGACACCGGGATGATCGACTACTACGCAGCGCAGGTTGCGGCGCGCAACGCGAATAGGAAAAACTAGGGAGCAATCATGGCGGGATAGGCACGTTGCTGGACTTCTGCCTCACCCGCAACAAGAAGGTGCTCTCAGAGTAGTCTGGGGAGTGAAGGGGGCTTCACACGATGTGCCCGTCTCCGTTCAGTCGCCGTTAAAACCGGAGCGCGCGCCTGGCTGGCTCGTAGGTCACGGTCGTCAGAGCTTTATCTGACGTTCTGCGATTCGATATGTGCCTTTGCCGGCCGCAACGAAGTTGTCTCCGGTTTTCCCCATAACCTTTCCAGCCGGATATAGTCGCTGCATCTCCTCACCTGACTGATAGAGGCCCTCGTGGTGCTCGTGCATCATCGCCGAGGCTTCACCTAAAGAATCAAACCCGCCGAGCTCTTCCTCGGCTCCGCGCTCCGGTGTGAAGTAGACGACCTGCTTAGAGACTGACGGCATTTCCCCTCCTTGTCAGGTGTAAATCTTCGTGAAGCCGAGAACGAAGGGAGCAAGCGGCGAGCATGGCGAGGACGAGTACTGCCGGGCGCACTCGCTGTCTCCGCGGGCAGGAAAGGAGAAGATAGAACTGGCGTTCGCCGGACGCTATGCCGTTTTTGTATCACCCGACTGCTGGTTTTGTATCGTCGCCGGAATGGGTGCGGCCCGTGCGTCAGGGGTCGATATTCTGTTCTTTCAGCGCCGCCTTGTCCTTTTCGTCCAGCGGCCGCGATTCCCCTCCATCGCATTTGCATATCCGCTTCTTGTCCTGGAACACCGCGGTACTCCAATCCGCCGAGCCCGGCGCTGCGGTGAGCACGTCTTGTACGAGAACCCTATCAGTGCCGCACATGTCGCATCGGCGAATGATCACGCGCGTATCAGCCATCTCTCTCTGCGATTCGGCTTTGCCCGCTCAACTCCCCTAACTTTGTCACCGGCTGTGGCAACCAATCTATGTAAGTAATTCCGGCGGCAATCCCACTCGAGAGTGAAAACCAAAAAAGCGATGCATTAAGTCGTGCACGTAAATGGGAGGTATGATGGCAATACGGACAATCGAGCCGGCGATGACGCCTCGATACAGTGACTCTGTCTTGTCCATGTAGGTCTGGCGGAAATCAAGAAACAACTCAGGAAGTGACTGATCAGAATTGCTGATGCGCGCAGCCGGGAGACGATGGAAACGTTCGTTCTGATTCTGATTTACCGTACGATTGTCCTTGGACCCTGACGGAGTACGAGCCCGAATTTCCCTGTCCCCGTAAAGGTCGCACAGCAGCACCTCCGGTAGCAGCCTGGTTACATCGCACTCGGGCTTCGCCGCTCCACTGGAGGGCTCACGTTGATTGAAGTCATAGTCGAGATCACAGTCGGCTTGGAGAATTACCATTCGATGATGACACGAAGATTCAATTCGAACCTGCACGCCGTCACCTATTGGTCCGGCCGCGGAGTCGGCGCGATGCAGCCAAACCGGTCCGAGGATTTCACCTTGCCGGAGAGCGCCCCCGACTGCTGGATCGTAGACGAGGGCACTGGTGTGCAGCTACTCCTCCACGGGCAGGTACATCGGCGGGCGTTCGACCCTGTTAACAACTGTGCCAGTCGCAAAGCGAGATGGTGAGAGTGCGGTAGGTGGTTGGACAAGCGGGTACTTGCTCCAGTAGCTCCAGACCTCCTGAAGCGTTTCCAAAGCCTCGTCAAGTCCTGCCTCCGGCAGCGAAGTCAAAAAAAGGCACCCGATGGTTCGCTTGACAGCGCTTAGCCCTTGAGCTTCTGATGCGAAAACAAGCGAGGATTGCGAGGAGGTAACCTCGCCGTGAAAATCGGCCCTCACGCCGCTTGGAAAATCTGGGAAATCAGGCGATAGGTTGAGGTCCCAGCGCACTGTAGAGGGTAGCAGTGATAGCCCAGCGGAAGAGGTTTCCGGAAGCTCTGTGGAATGCATCGAGGATGTTTGGGGCATGGTTAGTCTCTGTTTGAGCCGCAAGGGAGAAATCTGCGTCAAAGGTATAAACTAGCGCACCGTCGGCAATGCGTCGGAGGCCGTGATTAATGCGAACTTCCGCACCCGGCACCTCATCAAGTTTCAGGACGATGTTGCCTACCTGCTGTGTGACATTGTCGTGAAATACGTCCGATCCGAGGAGGCCGATAAGCTCGGGATTAATTAGCTCCCGCCACCGTCGGTTTTCCACTCCCGGGATTTTTCGCCGATCTACCGTGTCCTGATACCGTAGTCCCACTCGCGTGAAGAACGCTGGTTGGTAGCAATCGACTAATGCGTTGGAGGCAAGCTCAATTTCAGGCGCAAACGCTTCCCACCGCGCGTATGCGGTTTCCTGAACCGCTACAAAATCACGCGTAAGAAAAATTGAATGTTTCTCGTCGACTGTAGAAAATGCGTGCCGGATCAGATCCGGATTCATGGGCAGTTGGAGCCCGGCAATCACATCCCGAAGTTCGGCAGGTAGCTCCGCAGCTTGGTCCTTCCGGTAGAGAGGGTACGTAGCGCGCACGCGCTCCTGGAACTGTGCCGGCTCCTGCGCAGTTATCGCTAGGATTGGTGGAAATCGGAGCTGGCACAGAACGTCGGTCAGGACATTCTGTGCAAAAACAACGCGAGGCGAGCTAGGGATCGGCAACTGCCCGTGGGCTACTTTGCTGAAAGGACGAGCAGGAGCAGAACTCCGATAGAAGTCGTTGAATTATGGAATCACCACCTTGACCACGCAATGGGGAAGCTGGCGGCAAGAAACAGCATCCGGCGTCTACTTCCCTCGCTTCTTCGGCTCCCGCTCGAGGAGATCGCCCGGCTCGCACTTCAGAGCCTTGGAAGGTGCATCGAGGGTATTGAGCGACACCTGGGCAGTGCGATTGCCGACCATCCCATTGATGGTCTGAAACGAGATCCCTGAGCGCCATGCCAGGCTGTCGCCACCGTGGCGACGGTATTCATCCAAAAATCCCGGAGGGGATAATGAACTTCGATCTCTGGCGCGGGAAGCGCGGGACGGGAGACGATGACGGAGGTTTTCCGTTCCGCCGCAGTCGCGAGACGCGGGGGCGCTGACGTCATGTGAGGACGCAGCGAGCGAAGCGCCCAGAGCTCCACGTCGTGCGCGGTAACGGCGGAAGGACAGAGAAGCCAGCGCCGCCCGCGCCGTGGAATCCCGGCGACTGGGAAAACGAGGAATCAGGGCAACTGCCTTGGAATCCGAACGATGTACCGAGGCGGAACGCGCCCCTTTCGAGCCCTCTCCACTTGCTGCACAAGCGCCTTCATGGCGGGATGCCCCGACGCAGCGAGTTTCGCGAATGGCGAGCCAATCGAGCTGACCGCTTGCTCGATAGCGGTTCTAACGAAATAGTCCAAGAACTCGTTTCGCTCGGCCAGAGCAGCCTCGAGCTGAGGCGCCTCTTTGGGCGGGCTCTTGGAGAGCTTTGCAAATATCTCGTCTTGCTCGGCCAGAACAATCTCGAGCTGAAGCGTCCTTTCGAACGCCCGCACGGAGTGCTTCGCGTACCGCTCAATCTCAGCCCATTCTTTGTCCATCTCATCGAACTCCCGCCTCACAACGTCCGCGATAATCGCGGACCCATCTATGGGGAAACTTCCGGCTTCCCTCCTCCAGGACGCCCTTCGGGAGCGGACGGCGAGGTCGCGAGAGACCCGCTTGGCGAGCTCATCCTCGAGCTGCGCCTGGGTGCGACTCTGCCCTGGAGGGACGTCCTCATCGGTAAGTCCGAAAAGCCAGTCGAGGGAGAGGTCGAGCTTCTCGGCGATCACCTTCAATTTCTCCGCTTCCGGAAGACCGCGGCCGCCGAACCAGTCGGTGAACCTGCGACCGTGAAGACCGCATCGTTCCGCTACTTGTTCTTGTGTCATCCCGCGGTCCAAGGTTTTAGAGCGAAGCCGACGACGAAATTCGTCGCCCCAGGCGCCGCCGGAATGATGTCGAACGTCCGGCGCCTTTTTGGACTTCCGTTTCGTCTTCGCGGGCACTTGCGCGCTCGCATTGGCGCGATCGCTGCGGCGCATTCCTTTGTTGCGGATTTCAGCAGACATGTGCTGCGAAATCTAGCGGATGTTGCAGGCTGTTGCCAGTGATTAACAGCAGTATGCTAAGGTCTCACGGCGTCAATAAAGAGGAAAGGCATGAGTAAGCCCTCGCTTCTCGACAGAAACGAAGCCAGCGAATACCTCGGAATTCCGGTAAGCACGATGAATCGCTGGAGGGTTGACGGCGTCGGTCCCGCGTTTTTGAAGCTCGGAGCTCGCGTCCGCTACGACCTCCGTGAGCTCGATCACTGGCTCGAGTCGCGGTGCCGGCAATCCACCAACGGCGCCCGCTCCCATGGCCGAGGTCAGAAGCGTGCCTAGTCGCCGTCGTGTTTCACGTTCAACACCCTGGAGCCGCGAGGTCCGGCGCCGGCTGGCTGAGCACAGCGTGGCCGCCAGAGTCGCGCAGTCGCCGACGATCCTGGCGGGAATTGTCGAGCGCTTCGACGTCGAGGAACTGAGCGAAGTGACGCAAGAGCTCGTCGAGATCGTCACCGAGCATCCGGTGCTTTGCATAGAAGTCGGCCCCGCGGCAGTTGCGGAAAAGCTCAACCGTCCCGACGAGACGGTGCGTCACTTCCGCTGGCTCGAGCTCACGCCGGCAGACAAGCTGCGTGAGCTGCCCGCCCTCGAGGAGTCTCTCAAGTTTCTCTCTCCCGAGCCGCCGCTCGAGTTGCTTGGCGCTCTCGCGCAGTGGGAGGAGGAGCTGAGGCGCGGCATCGGCGGGCAACGGCGAGAGAATCCGTCCACTTGGCGTCACGATGCGCTCTACGTGGCCGCATGCCACGAACAGGCCGTGATCGAAGCTGAGCGCGAAGGGAACCGTAGCCTTGCGCGGGACCTGATCGAAAAAGCCGCATGGGCACTGGCCGGCGATGCCGCTTCGCATAGGCGGACCGCCTAGTGGCGAGAGCTTCGGCTATTGTCGACCTCGGACGGGAACAGCTGCGCAACCGGCAGGCACAGATCACGCCAGCGGATGGTGCGCAGTCGGTAACGACCGACGCGGATGCTCCGGAATGGGAAGCAACCACGCTCGTTACCGAGAGGGAACCGGTGATTCTTCCGAGCGAGTACAGCGACGATTCCCTCGCCCTCGCATTCACTGAGCGACATCACGACCGACTCCGATATACCGACGCATGGAATAAATGGCACGAGTGGGATGGGAGTCGATGGAAAGAGGATACGACGCTCGACGTGTTCGACAAATCGCGGAAGCTGTGTCGGGAGATTGCCGCGGGAGCCGACTCCAAAAAGATCAGGAGTGACATCGCTAGTGCTCGAACGGTCGCCAATGTTGAACGGCTTGCCAGGTCCGATCGGAGACACGCTGCGCGGTCCTCGCAGTGGGACGCTAATCCCTGGGTGATTTCAACGCCTGGCGGCGTCGTGGATCTCAGGACCGGTGAGTCGCGGGCCGCGAAACCCGAAGATTACATCACGCGCCAAACTGCGGTTGTGCCTGGGGGTTGCTGCCCTAGGTGGCTGGAGTTCTTGGCGTGGGCGAGCTGCGATGACTCCGAGTTCGTCGCCTTTATTCAGAGAATGGCTGGGTATTCCCTCACCGGCTCCATCGAAGAGCATGCCTTGTTTTTCTGCTACGGCACCGGGGGGAACGGCAAGGGGACGATGGTCAACGCGATCGCGGGCATCCTCGGCGAATACGCGGCGGTTGCGTCCATGGAAACGTTCACGGAGTCGCAGGGAGAACGGCACCCGACAGATCTTGCAATGCTTCGAGGCGCGAGGCTTGTGACGTCCGAGGAAACTGAGCGCGGCCGGCGCTGGAATGACCGGAGGATAAAGGCGATCACTGGCGGCAGTCCGATTAGCGCGCGATTCATGCGGCAGGACTTCTTCACTTTCGCCCCCGAGTTCAAGCTTCTCCTCGTCGGCAACGAGAAGCCGTCGATCGACAGCGTAGACGAAGCGATGCGGCGGCGTTTCCATCTTCTCCCCTTCGATCAAAAGATCAGCGCGGATAAGCGTGACCTCGACTTGCCCGAAAAGCTGCGCGAAGAATGGCCGGGCATCCTCGCGTGGATGATCGAAGGCTGTCTCTTGTGGCAGGAGAAAGAGCTTCAGCCGCCTGAGAGAGTAATTGCGGCGACGGAGGCGTACCTCAACGACCAGAATTCCTTCCTTGCCTGGGTAGAGGAATGTTGCCTCGTCGGGCAAACCGAATGGGCATCGAGCGCCAGTCTCTATCGGTCATGGAGCACGTGGGCAACTCGTCACGGCGAGAAGCCAGGCACGGCTCGCGGGTTGTCGGAAGAGCTCCAGAAGAACGGCTTTCACCAAAAGCCGATGGGGCACGCCAAGACGCGGGGTTATGCCGGCCTTTCTGCTCTGTCGGACACCATCAATGCTTTCGCGGGAGATCGTTAAGTGATCATGCGGACGCATGCGGACGCTTTTTCGGTTGTAGACGTCCTACGCGCGCACGCGATACGTCCGGATAAGGAGAATCCGCCCGCATCCGTCCGCAACTGCCGCATTGGAGCCGCACGCAACGACCGCACAAGCTTTCGGAGCGCGCCAATAAAGCGCTTTAACCCCTCCACGCTGACCCGCCGTTTTGCACAAGCTATAAAAAGGGGGAGAGCGACCGACAATGTCGCTCTCCGGATTACGCACTGGCGCGGGGCTCAGAGCGGCAACGCCACGATGCTCATCTGGCTCGGCAAGCAATGGCTTGGCCGGACGGACAAGCAGGCGCTTCAGCACGGCGGCCCGGCGGAGGGACCGATCGAACTCAGCACTGATCATCTCAGGGAACGGCTCGCAGGTACTCCGGGAACTGTGCGCGAGGGAACAGCGCGACGATGACGCCGGCGGCCGAGATTCGCGATCGCTGGCTCGCCAGGCGGGACGAGCTGCGGAAGCTCAAGGCGAGTGTAGACGGCGCCGCGCTTTGCGACGAAATGCTCGCCGACCTCGAGAAGATCGTATCGGATCGCGCAGAGAAGCCTGTCACGGTCCGCGAGGCCGCGAAGCTGAGCGGTTACAGCGAAGATCACATCGGTCGGCTCCTGCGCGAGGGGAAACTGGACAACGTCGGCCGAAAGCACGCGCCTCGGGTCATGCCGAGCGCACTGCCGAGGCGGGCGGGGCTCGCGCTTGCTCATTCTCCAAGAGCGCCCTATGATGCCCAAGCCGACGCTCGGTCCCTCGGTGTACGGCGGTGAGGAGCGATAACATGGCTCGTAAACCGCGCAAGGCAACACGCACTGAGTGGCACCAGCACAATGGACTATGGAGTCGTTCCCTCGGAAACCGGGGAATGCGAATCCAGCTTTTTGAAAAGCGAAGTGGAGGGGGATTTTACCGGAGCGTTTGGATTCCGGGGCACGGTCGCGATCGCAAGAGCTTGGGCACAACCGATCGCAACGAAGCTGACCGCTTGGGCAGGGCACTTCTTTCCGCGCTGTTGAGGGACGAGGAGATAACAGCGTCGGGTGCTGTGACTCTCGGGGATCTGTGGGAACGCTACAAGCGGGACTCCGCAACGTTTCTCGATAACACCGAAAAGACGCGACTCGATGACACTGGCCGCGCCCAAGTGTTGCTCGGATTTTTCGGGCCCGACTGCGACGTAACCAAGCTCACGGAACACGATCAACGGGCTTACACCAAGAAGCGGCTGGCCGGTGACATCAAGACCGGAAAGGATAAGACCGGGAAGGACAAACTGACATCAGTGGTCCGGTCGCGATCGGTTGGCGCCGACTTGACGTTGCTCAACACGATGCTGATTTGGGCGACAACCGTTCGTATTCGTGGCGGGCGAAGGCTGCTCAATCAAAACCCGCTGGCGGGCCTACGCACGCCGCGCGAGAAGAACCCGCGAAGGCCAGTCGCATCGTGGGAGAGGTTCGAGGCGACACGGAAAGCGATTCAACAACTCACCGAAGAATCGAAGTCCGACGCGGAAAGAACGAAGTGGCTCAAACTAGAACTCGCGGTAGTAGTCGCAGAAGCAACAGGCCGGCGGCTCGGCTCGATCCGGCAGCTCGCATGGGAGAATATTGATTTCTCCCGCGATACCATCCTGTGGAGAGCTGACAGCGACAAGAAAGGGAAAGCTTGGACTGTCCCGATGCCCGCAACGCTCCGGGATGAGATTAAGTCGTTCCGCGTGAGGCTCGGCAGCGCGTTTGGTTCGCTGGTGTTCCCAAGCCACTCAGACGCGAACGTGCCAGTCACTAAGGACGTGTTCTCGGAATGGCTCCGGGCGGCAGAGAAGAAAGCGGGACTGCCGAAGCTGGACGGTTCGCTGTGGCACGCGTACCGCAGAGGATGGGCAACCTCGAGAAAGCATCTGCCGACTGCTGATGTTGCGGCAGCTGGCGGATGGTCAGACGTGACGACGCTGATCCGTTGCTACCAGCAAGCCGACGACGACACGATGCTCCGCGTAATGAACGAACCACGCAAGGTCATGGAGCGGGCGAAAAGTGGCTGATTTCGAGGGAAACAGCCCCACAAACAGCCCCCGCCGTAACTCAACAAAAATCCCAACACCGTATAAAAGGCGTTGGGATATGCACTTACCTTAGTTGCCCCTCCAGGTTTCGAACCTGGACTCTCCTGATCCAGAATCAGGCGTGTTGCCAGTTACACCAAGGGGCAAAAACTGCCTCGCGACGGGCCGAGGCAATGGTTCAAAATTTAGCCGATCGTAGCGCCCACATCAATTGCCGGGGTTTCGCTTCAAGACTCCATCGTTGAAGTTTCGCCGGTGTCTCAATCAACCATGAAATCAGTCTTCCGGGCAGCGCTGCTGATCGCTTCAGTGACCGCCTGCCGCGATGTCGCGCCGGCCTTCGGCACCACGGCCGCAGCGGCGCGAGCCAATGCCGATGGTCTTTTCGGCGGTATCGCAGAACGATTCACCAATGTGGCGCGATCGCCAAAATTCCTCGTCGGCCGAGGCAAGCTCGGCCACTACGCCCTTACGCCGTCGGTTATTTACAACGACACGTCAGTGTGGACGTCGTGGGCGGCGGACAGCACCCGCACGCTCACAATTGACGGCGAGTTTCTCAACAATCGCTACCTCTTCTCCGCCCGCCCGTGGCCCTCGACGCCTCCAAATGAGCCCGGTGACTCGCGCCATTTCATCCGTCTACGGCGGATTGACGAAAACCAGTTCGAGTGGGTCACGAACGTCGACATCACCACCGGACGCATCAAACCCGACGAGTTTGCCAATGTGATTTCCCGGCTCATGGCATCCGGAGAGAACCGATCCGTGGCCGATTTACGCGCCGACTACCGAACCAGCTTTCCTCGCACGACGGCGGCGCTCGGCCGGCTGTTCTCCCTCGACACCCTGCGCACCATCCGCGATTCGGAGTCGGCGACCACCATCCTTCTCGGCGTGCGGCTGAACCCCAATGGAATCCGGTCGGTGATGCCCGACTTCGCGAAATACCTCGACAAGTACGTCACGCCGGCCAAATACAGAGCGATAGTCAGCGACAAGCGCGGAGGCCGGTGGCTCGAGATCGCGGGCGACGACAATTACGCGACAATCAGGCTGCGAAGCATGAACGGCCACTTCGCCCCTCTCAACGGCCCGGCTCGTCCGATCCCCGACGATCTCCAGCTCTATTCGGATTTCACTACGAAGATTCTTTTCTTCACCGTTGGCTATCACGGCTTGGTGGGCGACATGTCGGTGATCGATTCGGAGCGCGATCGCGGCTGGCTGTTGAGGTTCACGCGCGAGCCGGAATGGAAGCTCCCGCCGACCGTCGGCTACATAATCCGCACGCCTCTCAAGCGCCCCTTTCAGGATGGAGGGGCCACGTTCAGGCTTGTGCTCCACGAAAACCCTGGAGCCCAGACGATCATCGCGCGGCATACGACGATGGTGGTGCAGGAAAGCGCAATTCTGCGATTCATCGGCAGGCTTGGCGCAACGGCGATGGGGGACTTCGTAGGGAAGTCGGAGTCCGAGGAAAACCGATTCAGCGCCGAAGTCTTCAACGCGATACGATTGGACATTCGGGCTTTACTGCCATAA